GATCTTAGCTCCTGGATAGATCAACAGGGAGGTATAGGTAATATTGTCATGGCTAATAAGAATGTCAACAGTCTTTTCTCCGGTGCTTTCGATAATGAAGGTAATGTACGTCGTATAAGGGTTATGTGGAAAGGCAAACGTGGGGTAGGTGTCTTGACATATCTTGAGGAAGATGGTGATATGCAGAAGAAATATATTGATGAAGATTATCCTCTGGATGAAGATGAGGAAAGGTTTGTTAAGTGGATATGGATAAATGAATGGTATGAAGGTACCAGGCTGGCAGATGATATATATGTGAAGATGGGGCCTATGGATGTACAGATGAGGTCTATATCTAATCCTTCTATTTGTTATCCTGGTATTGTAGGTACGGTTTTTGGTATTAGTGGTATGAAGGGTAAGTCTTTAGTAAGTCTTGCTAAGCCTTATCAACTTATGTATAATTATTTTATGTATAAGTTGTGGGAGGAGATGAAGACTTATAAAGGCAGTATAGCTAAGATAAGTACGGCTACGATACCACGAGGGTGGAGCATGGATCAGTATTTGTATTATATAGAACAGATGAAGATAGCTTTTGAAGATCCTTTTAATACAGGTAAAGAAGGTGCTGCTATGGGTAAGCTGGCCGGTAGTATGAACCAGTCGTCACCTAATATGAAGATAGGTGATCCTGAGGTGATACAACAGATATTACTCATACTTAATTTTATAGAGATGAGACTAGCTGATATCACTGGTATATCACGCCAACGGAAGGGTGCTACAGAGAATAGAGAGACATATAGAGGTATAGAGAGAGCTGTTACGCAGTCTACTCTAAATACGGCAAAATATTATTATGTACATAATGATTTTAAGATAAGGGCTCTGGAAGCTTATCTGGAAACGGCTAAGATAGCATGGAAGAATCAGAAGTTTAAAAGACAGTTTATCCTCGATGATGGTAGTCAGGCTATATTAGATTTTGATAGTGATCTTTTCACTGAGAGTCAATATGGACTTCATATAACTAATGCTACTGGTGATAAAGAGATGATGCAGACATTGAAGTCTCTTGTTCAGCCTTTCTTACAGAATGGTGGATCTCTTTCTATGGTAGCTGAACTCTTCAGGACTAAAGATCCTGCTTCTCTGCAGCGTAAGCTGGAAGCTTATGAGAATAAGATAGCACAGCAACGGCAGCAGGCAGAGGAGATGAAGTTAAAACAAATGGAGAGACTACGTCAGGAAGAGATGGCAGCAGAGGAGAGGCGTGATATCAGAGATAATGAGACTAAGTTACAGATAGCTGCTCTGGCAGGAGGTACTAAGCTTACCGATATAGCTACTAAGAGAGGAGAGGAGACTATGAGTGATCTGGAACGAGAAAAAATGGATTTGGAGAGATCAAAATTAGATGAAGAATCTCGTAAGAATCAGGCAGCAGAGAGTATAAAAAGGGAAGAATTGCAAACTAAATCTACGGTAAAAAGGTAGAATATGTTATAGTACGGGAAGTTTTTTGTTAAAAAATTTGGAAATATTAAAAATAGTTATTATATTTATTAAAATTAAAAATTATGGCAAAGGAAGTTTTTGAGGAGGATTTTGCTACTATGATCAATGGAGGAGATGATTTTGATATAAATGATCTCTTTGCTAAGAATGTAACTGATGTGGTAGACAAAAGCGAAGTAAAGTTAGAAGAAGAGGAAGATAAAAAGACTACTACTTCTTCAGATGAGGAAAAATTAGATGTAAATACTGTTCTTTCTGATCTGAAGAAAGAAGAAGATAAAAAGGCGGCAATACAAGATAAAGAGAAAACAAAGGAAGAAAAATCAGAAGAAGAGGAAGAGATCGAGGAAACTGAAAAGAAAGGTCCCTCCACTAAAGCTAAAAACGAATCTCCTTCTTCTACTCCTTTTACTGTTATCTTTGCTAGAGACCTTAGTGAGAGGGACCTCCTTTCTTCATATGATGAGGAAAAAGTTTTAAAAGATATAAAGGAAAACGGTGAACCTGTAGCCCTTCGTAATCTTATAAAGGATGAAATAGGATATAATGTTAGTTCTATAAAGAAGACTTATGATGAAGGATATCAACAGTATATAGATCTTATCGAAGGAGGCACCAATATGGATGCAGCTGCAGATCTTATGTCAATGAAAGAAAGTCTTTCTTCTATTACTGAGGAAGATCTTAAGGATGAGAATAATGCTGATCTTAGAAGAGATGTTCTTTCTTCTCTTTATGGTATGACTACAGATCTCTCAGATGAGAGGATAAAGAAGATGATAGATAAGAGTTTTGACGTAGGAGAAGATGTAGCTGATGCTATAGATGCTTTTAATGAATTGGGGACGTTAGTAGATGAGGCTATAAATAATGAGAAAGAAGATGCTGTTCAAAGGGAAGCGGCTATAAAAGAAGAAAATCAAAGACAGTTGACTCTCTTGAAAGAGACTGTTGATAGTCTTAATGAGGTCATCCCAGGACAGAAGATTAATAGTCAGACGAAGGATAAAATATATAAAGATATTACTGAACCTGTTAAAGATAAACAGGGTAATGTGGTAAATAGGATATGGGCTAAGAGAACAGAAGATCCTTTTGCTTTTGATTCTAAATTAGCTTATCTTTTAGAAACTGGATTTTTTGATGGTGGTGGTTTATGGAAGAAGATAATGAAAACAAAGATGACCAAAGAGGCGACAGCTCTTGAGGATTATCTTTCTAAAAATACAAAAAAGTCAGCAGGGATAGTAGATAGGAGTGTGGAAGAGAAAGATAGGTTGAAAGATATAATTCAATCTACCGCAAGTATTTTAAAATAACCTGTTAAATTAAAGTAATATGAATAAGATTAGTGCTCTACAAGTTGTTGACCCCAAATATTGGAGTGGACTGACGAGGGAGAGTCATCTTGGCTGGTTAGGTATGGAGACACCTGAAGTTATTAGTAAGGTCCTTCAACGTTTGTATGATTATAATATAGGTGCAGATAATCTGGTTGCTTATATTAATAAACTTCCCACGCAGTATATATCAGATGATGTTGTATATAAATGGGGGCTAGTAGGATCAGATGAACGTAGTATACCTTTAGAGAAAGCTACTACAGATGCTGCTGGAAGTTCTACTGTGGCGGATTCTGACAAAGCTGGTTTAAACAGGGGTCTTTTCTATATGTGGTTTCCCGAGAGATATTTTGAGGCTACATCACATATTGTGGGAGAGAAGCCTGAGTTATACCAACTTCGTGTTATCGAGGATCCTGTTCAGATAGGAGATTCCTGGAGATATCATGTACAGTTATTTACCGGAGATGATGCTCTGTGGGTTCCCGCTGCTGATTTGGCTGCAAACACTATGTGGTCCGAATTGTTTGGTATGGTTGAACAAGAACTTTCTAAAAGAGGTCCTACTGTTCATCATGCAGCTCCTTATCAGATGGAAAACGTTACCTCGATGATTCGTAGAAATTACGATGTCCCCGGTAATATGATCTCTAAGGGCAAAAATAAACCGTTGGCTTATGCTTTTGTCGATGAAAATGGCAAAGTACAAACACGATGGATTGATAAATTAGGATGGGATTTTTATGTGCAGTTTGAACGTGATAAAGCTCGTCTGTTAGTTTATGGTAAGTCTAATAAGCTGAGTGATGGTTCTTATGGTCATAGGGGTGAATCAGGAAATGTCTTACGTGCAGGCTTCGGTCTTTATGACCAGCTTGAATATGGAAATATCTTGACTTATAATACCTTTGATCTTGACACGCTTACTGATTTTGCTATGGATATGAGTTATGGTAAGTTACCCGAAGATCGCCGTGAGTTTATTCTCTCTACTGGCGAATATGGTGCTTATGCTTTCCATAAAGCTGTTCTGGCAGAAGCTAAAGGTCTTACTTACTTGAGATCTGATGCAAACATCAAGACTCAGGGCAATAAATTGCTCCTTAATGAGGGTTAGTTTATAGACTACACATTTGTGAATGGTATTCAGTTCCATATAGTCATCGATCATATGAAAGATGGTTATCCTAATACTATGCGTCATCCCGAAGGTGGGCTGGCTAGCTCTCGTATATATGACATCTTTGATGTTGGAACTACTGCGGGAGAGCCTAACATCTCTAAGGTATCTGTACGTGATGAGGAAGAGTTCTTTGGGTATATTCCCGGATTAAGAGATCCTTTTTCACCATATAACAAACGGACAGATCCTCGGATGATGGCAACATCTGATGATGGATATTCTGTGTATAAGGGATTTATTGGTGGAATTATGGTAAAGAATCCTAAGAAAACTGCAAGGA